GGCGATCCCCTACCAGACCACGATCCGGCTAGCAGGCGTCTCCTACGACCTCACCTTCCACTACAACCTCCAGGCGGACCGGTTCACGGTCGATCTCTCCCGGGGGGGCGAGGACCTCGTGGTCGGGGAGCCTCTGGTCTACGGCTCGCCGCTCTTCAGCGCCTACTACGACGAGCGGTTCCCGGGCGTAGCACTGATCCCGCTCGACCCCTCCGGCCGCTCGCAGCGAGTCGGGTGGGCTGAACTCGGCGAGACCGTGTTCTTGTATGTGGTCGAGCCCGCGGACGCAGCGGCGGAGGGGGTCATATGAGCGAGTTTTGGCTCCGTGAGACTGCGGTCTCCGGCTGTGGGCGAGAGTTCCGCTACCCGGATTACGAGATTCAGTTCCGGGTAGACTTCGCCAAGGGTGGCGATCCGGATCTCGCGGTCATCGAACTCTACAACCTCGCGCCGGAGACGGAGCAGGTCTTCAGGCACGGGGAGGAGATGGTTCTCCGGGCCGGGTACCAGGGGGATATCGGGATCGTCATGGCCGGTGAGATCCGGCACGTCCGGGCGTTCGACGAGGGCGCCGATCGCATCTGCGAGATCGAGGTCCACGACACGAGCGACGCATACCAGGGGACGGAGATCAGCGAATCCTATGTCCCCGGCACGACCGGATCTCAGATCCTGGAACGCGTCATCAGCATGAGCGGACTGGAGCGGGGGAAGATCCTGCTCGTCCGAGATGCGGTATACCCGGAAGGCCGGTCGGTCGACGGAAAGATCAAGAACATCATCGAGGAGATTGCGGAGGATTGCGGCTCTGAGGTCCACGTCACGCACGGGACGATCCACATCCTCCCGCCGGGCGGCTGGCACGACGAGGCGGTCCTCCTCTCTCCGAAGACAGGGCTGATCGGGTCGCCGAAACGGATCGAGAGCGATGACGAGAACAGTGCCTTGCTCTGGGAAGCCGAGTCGCTCCTGAACTACCGTATCCGGGCCGGGACGCTGGTGCAGGTCGAGTCAAAGCAGGTGAATGGGCTGTTCGCGGTCGAATCGGGTTCGCACGTCAGCGACGGGAACGAGTTCAAGTCCGTCATGCAGCTCGCAGAGCCGGAGGGCCTATGAGCGAGTTCCGGAAGTTCATGGAGGAACACGGGAACCGGGACCTCTCCCGGCTCCACACGGCGATCCTGGCTGAGATCCTGACGTATGACCCGGTGCTGATGCAGGCGGACCTGCAGCCCCTGATCCAGGACCCTGAGTACGAATATGCCCCGATCGTTCGCGCATCCGTCTCCTGTCTCCGGGCCGGAGGGTTCGTCATCCGACCGCCGTATCAGCCAGGGGACGTCGTCGTCGCGGTCGTCATCGAGCGCGGGATCGACGGGGTCTTCGCGACCGGGGAGAAGGCGGACCGGGTCGGCGCCAGGAAGCACAGTCTCACAGACGCAGTCGTGGTCGGCGGGTTTACACCCCGCCCCCGGCCGCTACCGGAGCAGCACGGCGCCGATCTCCTGATCAGCACGGAGAACGGTGTGAACAAGATCGTCATGGATCCGGAAGGGAACATCACCGTTTATACCGAGGGTATCGTGAACATCGACGCACAGTCTATCAATCTGAACTCAGGTTCAGCAGAGGAAGAGCCGGAGGACCCGTAATGCCAGGAGTAGTCAGGCTCGGCGACGCCCATGCCGGGGTCTGCAGTCACGGGCTGCCGTGCTGCCCGCACATCGTCGCCGGCGTCTACGTCAGCGCGTCTGGTGATGTCAGCGCCGACGGCCGTGGGGTGGTCCGGGTCGGGGATCTGGTGGTCCACTCCTGCCCGCACTGCGGGGTCGGGGCAGCGGTCGGCGGCAGCGGGACGGTCTCGGCGAACGGTCGTGGGGTGCACCGGGTCGGGGACGCAGTGGTTTATCCTGGGGGCGCCGGGGTCGCCATCACTGGAAGTGAGGATGTGACCGCCGGATGAAGTCGCTCTACCTTGACCCAGAATCACGCGATCTCGTGTTCGATGATCGGATGGGCCTGCAGATGGTGTCTGGCGCGGACGAGGCGGCGCAACATCTCCGGCTCCTGCTCGCGACGCGGATGGGAGAATGGTTCCTGAACATCCGGCACGGGCTGGACCATGGGGAACTCCTCGGGCAGAAGATGCCTGCAGCAGAGAATCGGATCCGGGCCGCGGTCTACGACGCCGTGAAGCAGGATTCGCGGGACATCCGCATCCAGTCGCTTGACCTAGAGCATGATGCCCATGCCCGGACCCTGACCATCCGGCTCACGGCGACCGTGGACGAGACCTTTGCAGCCGTGGAGGTGCAACTATGACGTTTGGACTGACGAACACAGGATTCAGGGCGAAACGCTACGCGGACATCCTGCCGGAGAAGGAGCGCCGGGCACGGGAACTGTTCGGTAACGACGCGAACCTCTCGGACTCCTCGCCGCTAGGCATGCTAGTCCGGCTGAACGCCTGGGACGAGGCTGCCGTCTGGCAGCAGATGGAAGAGGTGTATCTGTCGGCATATGTCTCATCGGCAGAAGGGGTGAGCCTCGACCGGAAGTGCCAGGACATCGGCATCATGCGTCAGCTGGCGACCAGGGCCACCGGGACGATCCAGTTCTCCGGGGCTGACGGGACGCAGATCTTTGAGGGGTTCGAGGTGCAGACCGCGACGGGGGTCGTGTACAGGACGACGACGGCTACCACCATCTCCGGGGCTCTTGCCCGGGCCGATATCGAGGCAGTCGACGCCGGGGTTGTCGGGAATGTCGGCGCGGGTGCGATCTCCCGGATGGTCCGCCCGCAGGCAGGGGTTACCGGCGTTACCAACCTTGATCCCACCTCGGGTGGTCGGGACGCCGAGACTGACGCGCAGCTCAGGGAGCGGTACGTCCGCAGCGTCTCAAAACCCGGCGGAGCTTCCGCTGCGGCAATCGAGGCGGCGCTGCTCGACATCGAAGGGGTGCTCGATGCAGAGGTCCGGCAGAATGTCACCCTGGAAACCGACCCGGCAACCGGGATCCCGCCGAAGGCCATCGCGCCGATTGTGTGGGGTGGCGACGCCGACGGGATCGTGGAGACGCTGTATGCGGTGAAGCCGGCGGGCATCCAGTGCTGGGGAGAGGATGAGGTGCACGAGATCACTGATAGCCGCGGAGTTACGCACACGATCGGGTTCAATCGCCCGGACCTCGTGACGGTCAACGTCAGCGCCACGCTGACGGTGGATACGGCCATCTTCCCGCCGGACGGCGACGCCCTGGTAGGGGCGGCGATCGAGGGGTATCTCTCCGGGCTTGCCCTCGGCGGAGATGTGATCTATACCCGGATCATCTCCCGGATCCATAGTGTCCCCGGGATCATCGATATCCCGACGCTGATGGTGAACGGGGGGACAGGGAACATCGCGATTGCCAAGACCGCGGTAGCCGTGCCCGGGACCATCACGGTGACGACATCATGACCGTTGAAGACCAGATCATCCGGTTACCGGACGCCTACGCCAAGGATCCGGATAGCGTCATCTACCGGATCCTACAGCTCGACGCGGCGGACCGGGACGAGATGCGAGCGGCGCTCGACCGGGTCCGTGCCTGGCGCTCACTCGACGATGCAGAAGGAGCGGCGCTCGATATGATCGGGCGCGACCTTGACCTACCCCGGGGCGGGATGAGCGATATCGAGTATCGCCGCCGGCTCCGGTTGAGGGTCGCGACCATCCTCTCCAGCGGAGAGATCGAGCGGTTCAACGAGATCCTGGATGCGTTCATGGGCCGGGCGTTCATCGGTCTCCAGGAGGGGTGGACTGACGTCCCGGTGTGGGACTACCACTTCGACGGGAGCCTTCGCTTCGACGCAGAGGTTCAGGTCTTCGACGCCGGCGACCCTTGCCCCCTCGGACCTCCAGAACCGGCCGCGGTCATCGTCCGGTGCGACCTCGACGCCCTCTACGAGGATATCCAGGCGGCGTTCGGCCGGGCCGGGACCTCGTATCGGGCTGAGGACATCCTCGCGTCGATAGCGGACCTGGTCTCGGTCGCGGCAGAGTCTGCTGCCGGGGGGGTGCGGGTGAAATGGTTCCCGATACTCAAGGCCGCTCTGGACGCGATCTCTGTGGTGCAGGTCGCCCATCCGCACCTGACGCTCGGGCCTGCTCACTCCTACCGGTTCGACGGGTCGCACGTCTTCGACGGCTCGACCTCTTTTGACGGTGGATACACGGCACTGCTGGTAGAGCACGAGGAGTCCCTCGCTGCCGATCACCGGATCGTCACCGCACCGGAACACCGGTTCGAGGGGCTGGCACGGTTCAACGGATGGGAGCAGTTCGACGCCTCGCGGGAGATCGCCATACATGATCCGCGCCTGGCCATCCATGCGCCCGGCAGCACTACGATCGCTGCGGCACAGACTGCAGTGCAGACGGTAGACCTCGGCCCCACGATGCCCCGGTTCACCGGCGAACTCCTCTTCGATGGGGGCAGGCGGTATGATGGGTACACGGCGCTGCGGGCAGAGCACGGCACCGTCGAGAGTGTCGATCACCAGGCAGCCTGCGGACCAGTGAGCCGGTTCGATATGAGCCTCCCCTTCGCTGGAGGGCTCGGGTTCAACGGGCTCCGGGGGTTGGTGGTGCACGATGTGACAATTACTGAGGTAACAGCATGAGGACAGAGATTAAACCGCGTTTCTCGGTGGAATTGCGGGTTGTGAAGCACAACGAACAGAATTCAGAGAAAGAGAACCATGACAGAGATCATCACGACGACTAAGGTGGGCCGGGCAAAGTTCGCTGCGGCGCACCAGACGGGCACCCTGCCGAGGATAACGCACCTGGCGTTCGGGAACGGCGGGCATGATGCCGGCGGAAACCCGATCGCAGTAGACGACAACCGGACGACTGTTCCGGGACAGTTCGGGACCCTCCGGCCGGTCTCCAGTGTGACGGCAAACGGGATGGTCTGCACGATCGTCGGCCGGCTGGATTACAATCACGAGGTCGGGCAGATCGTCTCGACCTGCGGGCTGATTGACAGCGCCGGAGACCTGATCGCGTACAAGAACTTCTCGCCGAAGGCGAAAGACGCGGATACCCGGTTCGAGGTACAGTGGACCGAGCAGTTCTGAGAGGGTACAACGATGATAGACGCATTTCAGGAAATTTTGACAACCGATCCGGTGCACGCGGACGTCATGAACACGAAGATCGTCGCGCCGGGGAACAAACTGGTCGACTTCGTGAAACGCCCCTATTCCGGGGATGTCATCGGGTTTGAGTGGGACGCATCTTCCACCAGTCCGGTGCTCCGCAGGATCGACGGAGGAGGCCGATATATCACCAGCCTGCCGAGTGACTACTTCGACAAGCATTTGATCTTCGACCGCCGCCGCTGCACCCGGGACCGGACGACCGGGGAGATAACGCTCTCTCCCAATGGCCGGGGGGACGGGTTAGTGCTCGACGGCACCGCCGGCGATGTGCTGGTCCGGAAGCCGAAATACTACCACAAGTTCGAGTGCAAATACCCCTACTACCGGCACTGGTTCTCCGCAGAGCCGCATGTCGGGTTCACTCTGTGGCCGGCGTTCATGCAGCGCGGCGACCCGCTGGATCCGACGGCAACAGACTACCTGTATTCCGGGGCCTACGAGGCGTACGGGTATGTTGACGCGGGCGCCTTCAAACTCGGGAGCGCCGCCGGGAAGAGGCCGGTGACAGGGAACTCCGGGATTGATCCGGAGCATGCCGACTGGGATCCGTATCCCGGGCTGGTCGACGCCAACGTGCCCGACATCACCCTTACAAGAGAGGGCGAGTTCACCATCAACATCGCGGAGAAGTGCGCGAGCCTCGTCGGCACCGGGTTCGGGATCACGAACTTCTGGGACTACGTCGGCGACCAACTCCTGATGTATCTGGAGTTCGGGACGTTCGACATCCAGACAGCCCTCGGCAAAGGGATCGTTGATCTGTCGAGCGGCGAAGGCTTCGCCGGGAAACTGACGGGAGCCGATAACATCGACTCCCGGCTGGCGGAGAACGGCACCGGGGTCGGCAGCGACATCAACGGCAAAACCCCCGTCACCTGGAGAGGGATCGAGAACCCATACGGCAACGTCTGGAAGTTCATCATCGGATGCAACTTCAAGGCCGGCGGCATCTTCCGCACCATCAAGCGCGATGGATCGGGGACTCTCG